GAGGATCGAGTTCAAAACCGCCCTAGACACCACATATCCACCATCACCGCTTGCGTTAACAACGAACACTTCGTCTTCTAATAAACCATTTGATGTAGCAGTAGCTTTACTTTGTCCATCGGGACTATTTGAAGTTGTTCCTCCTGCAAACTTGGGCCACGGAGAGCCACCACCAGAACCACCACCAGAACCACCACCAGAACCACCAGCTGGTTTAGATGTGACAGAATACTTCGATTCATTATTTGCTATGGTTTCGTCGGTAACGCCTTCTGCGTTAAGGTCTCCTCTCGTTCTCGGTACTCCATTTACGGCAACGATATCCGCAACATTAACCCCACTGACCGAGTACAGCTCTGGACTGTTTGCGATTGTATCATCGGTGATTCCTTGTGAGTTTAGAGTCGCCCTAGTACTTGCTACACCTCCAACTGTTATGATATCCGTTGGTGAATCGTTACCTTCGGCTGCACCGCCACCCCATAAGATTCCACCATTTGCGGCAGCATATGCGTTAGTTATAGAACCATCATCGCTTGATGTTGCGTCTCCATCTGCGCCAGTGCCTGACCCAAATACGTATGGGTAATTACCAGATGCGCTACCAGTAGATTCTGGTGAGGCTGCGACCTCTATCTCTCCAGTCTCGTAGTCATCTGCTGTATGAATGAAAGCTTCTTGAAGCGTCATAGTTAATCGAATTGCTGATGGCCGACCACCTTTGTTGATAGCAATGCCATTAGGAGTGTAATCAACGCTAATCTGACTGATCATCGATGTCTTGAACTTGAAGTAATAGTTCATATCAATGCCTTGAAAGTACACATCGACCATATGTGGATAACGCAGGAGTCCACGCTCTATGGCAGATAGATCACCGCCTGCTCCAATACCACCAACCGTAGGAAGAACCATGCTCTGAAGATTTTTGATTATATCTTTCAGCGTAGCACTCTCTTGCTCACTATCAGGGGATAACATCCACTCCAATGAGTGTACTTTAAGATCAACGCCTTTAAATACTAATGTGGCGAATGGGTTGAGTGCATTACCCTTACCACTACGCATCATATTGGATATATTTGGGTTTGATTTGGATAAACCCATCTGGATCATATCAGTGCCCAACTGGCCTATACCACCTCCACCGGATACTGCATCGATAATCGACTTTGCAGTAGAAGCTCCGGCATCACCAACAAGAGAGTCCATATCTCCTCCAGCTGCTAACACTTGGGCTGCACCAGCTGATATTGCTCCGATTTCATCACCAGCCACATTGATCTTGAACGAGTCCTGGATCTGCTTCGGAAGGGGTAATACTATATCAACGCTACCTGTGATTTCCGATCCCCGTACACCACCGTAGCTGTACTTAAAGAATCGCATTAATGTCGAGTGAACACCCAGATTAGCAGGAAATTTCAGCAGACCTGAAGGCGGGTTCTTTCTCTTATTGATTATTGTACTTGGATCGTTTGACTTCAATCCTGTCTGATCTGATGGCATCGTTTTATACCTTTATAAATATTAAGTTACACTATCAATTATTTATATGAGTTATTATGGCATACAAGACATACAAAGGCAAGTTTAAACCACTGAATCCAGATAAATATCTAGGTGACCCTACGAATATTGTATATCGATCTGGATGGGAATTGGCGTTGATGCGTTATCTAGACAAGCATCCTCACGTCATTAAGTGGGCAAGCGAAGAGGTCATCATACCATATAAGAGTCCTATTGACGGTAGATGGCACAGATACTTCCCAGACTTCTATGTGGAACAGATAAATAAAGATAAGAAGAAAGTGAAGATATTGATTGAAGTTAAGCCTAAATACCAGACTGTGCCGCCTGTAGTGCAGAAGGGCAAGAAGCCTACCAAGAAGTATATAAACGAAGTTAAAACTTGGGGTGTTAACCAAGCAAAATGGGAAGCAGCTTCAGAGTACTGTAAAGATAATGGTTTGATATGGCAAATAATGCACGAAGATCACCTGGGGATAAAATAGATGTACGAGTATAGAGTAATTGATTGCGATAGTAAGGTAACACTGTAATGGCAACAGTATTCGATGAAATCCTAACAAAAGGCATTCGACAGGGCAAGGTACCTGCTCGTGAAGCTCAGGCACGTACGTGGTACAGGGATGCAGCCAAATCGCATGGTAGAGTCAATGAAGGTAAGTTGATGCGAGGTGATTCAGATCGTCTCACGGCCAAGCCAAGAATTGGTCAGATGTACATGTACTACTATGATGCAAAGGGTAAAGGGACTTTACCGTACTTCGATAGATTCCCATTGGTGTTCCCGTTCTCGGTTGCCCCAGGTGGCTTTTATGGACTTAACATGCACTACATTCCATTGCCACTGAGAGCCAAGCTGATGGATGCTCTATACACAACAGCAAATAACAAGCGCTACGACGAGAGTACTAAGCTGAAACTCAGTTACGACATACTGCAAGGTGCATCTAAATACAAGGACTTCCAACCTTGTATCAAGCGATATTTAACATCACAGCTAAGAAGTGAATTCATGTACATATATCCGTCCGAATGGGATATAGCACTATTCTTGCCACTGGAAAGATTCCAAGGCGCAACCAAAACACAAGTCTGGGCAGACTCACGAAAGAAGATGAGATAATAAAATGGCGTTCAATATAAACACATTTAATAAGAAGATCAGTGAGCATGGCTTGGCGCAGAATAACCTATTCTATGTCAGAATTGCCACGCCACAAGTAATTACAGATGCTATGAATGATGTGAAGGTCGTTAAGGATATAGAGTTCTTCTGTAGAAGTGTCACCCTACCAGAGATGGATATAGCGACATCTGACATCCAACGTCAGGGATTTGGTGCAGTAACTCGTCGACCTCAGGGCATGACGTTTCCGGTGATACCAGCGGTGTTTATGGTAGATAGCGAATTCGGCGTAATGAAGTTCTTTCATCGCTGGGCGCAATCTATAGTCAACTACGACACAAGTGCTGGAACCTTCTCCTCTGTGGGCGGACAGACTCCGTATGAGATGGGATATAAGAGCGAGTACGCAACGACCATGACCATAGTCGTGTACTCATATGCGTCCGAGTCAATCACATATACATACAAGTTAGGTGGTGTGTATCCTGTGAACGTGGGTAATATATCAGAGGCGTGGGAGAATGCTGCTGAGGTGATGACTCTACCAGTTGGATTTACATATGACACATTAGAAGTCTCGGGTGCGCAGACTGGTGCCGTATTGGATAGCGCTCATGGCGTAAATGGACTACTGACGTGGTTCTCTTCGATAAACTCGTATGCTCAAGCTATCAATGGAATTAAGAAGCCTACTAGTGTCCAAGATGCAATAAACTCAATTACAAGCGTATCAACAATCGTGAATTCTTTTAAACGTTAATAATTACTTTACTATAGGAAATAATGAGATGGGATTACCAAAGATTCAACTACCGCTATTCGAGACTAAGTTATTCTCTACGGGAGAGGTTGTCAAATTTAGACCCTTCACTGTTAAAGAAGAGAAGATACTGCTAATCGCTCAAGAGTCTGATGATATGAATCAAACGCTCTTGGCGTTAAAACAGATTATTGGTAACTGTGTCTATGGCGTTGACGTTGAATCTCTTCCGATGTTTGAATTAGAGTATCTAATGCTACAGTTGAGATCAAAGTCTGTTAACAATATGATCACATTTAGTATCACAGATCCAGATACGAAGCTACCTGTCGAGATAGAGCTTGATATCGACGACATAACGCTCAGTAGCGATCCCGCTCATTCGAAAGAAGTCACAATCAATGATGATATGTTTCTTATGATGCGATATCCAAGACTTGACGAAGTTTCTATGTTTAAAAACTTTGTAGAAGGACAAACCGATACGCTATTCAATATCATGATATCGTGTATAGACAGCGTAGTCGATGGAGACTCTGTGAGTTCAATGTCCGACTACACAGACGAGGAGATTCAGTCTTTCGTAGAATCACTTCCCGGTAAAGCGATTGAAGGACTAAAGAAGTTCTTCGAGACAGTTCCGGTTCTTCGTTTCGAGGCGAAGTACGTCAATGCTAATGGCGATGATAGATCATTAGTGTTGGAGGGTATGGAAACTTTTTTTATCTGACGTTGAGCCATAATAGCCTGAAAGTATACTATAGAACTATATTTTCATTGGCTCAACATCATAAATACTCGATAAGTGATATTGAGAACCTTATACCGTACGAACGTGACGTGTATGTTGATATGCTAATAGAATATGTAAACGCCCAAAACGCAGATCAATAGGATAAAGATATGACTGATATATTACAAGAAGTTAACGAGTCAGCGCAGGCATCTCATGCCCAGCGGATCTCAGATGAGGAGTTCGATATGGATCAGAAATTAATGCGGCTAGAGAACGAAGATAAGAGACATGACGCTCAACGCAATATGGCGTGGTTCGCTCTTTTCGGGATGTTACTATATCCGTTTGCAGTAGTAATCGCAAGTTGGATCGGATTAGATCAAGCAGCATCAACCCTAGGCGATATGGCTCCGACATACTTTGTGTCGGTAGCAGCAATCGTTGCGGCATTCTATGCCGGTCAAGCACTGAGCAAATAAGGTAAGTAAAATGGTCGAAGTAGTAGCAGTTCCAGAAGATGCGTTTGTTGAGAATCCTAAACTGGAGGACATCTTTTCGTCCATTGAAAAGCAACTTATCAAGCAGACTGGTTTCCTAAAATCAATGCAGTCTCTTCAGGCGAGTCAAGTGAAGTTTACCAAGGATTTGGTTAATGACGCAGAGCGTACTAGACTAGAAGATAGCGTTGGTAAAGGAGATTTGGGAGATACCGAGATCCCAGCGCAGAGATCTTCCGACGATCGTGGCCAAGAGTCTGTGGATTCTGGGTCACCGGATACAGCGGGAGGAGGAAGAGGATTAGGTCTAATTGGTGGAGCGCTTGGAGCACTGTCAATCAAAGCTTTAACATCAAGCATACTCAAAGGCGGAATCGCAACGCTCTTT